AACTAATGATAAAAGAATATTTAAAAATTATAGGTCTAGGAATATTAGCAGCTATCTTTCATTGGAAGACTATAGCGTTTTATATTTTTTGTGTTTACATCTTTTTTATAATGTTAATAGAACAAGGTATAATCGCTGCTATATGTGTCATACCTATAGCATATTTTCTTAAATTAATAGGTAAGTGGTTGTGAAATATATAACACACTGGACTATTGCATTTATAACCTTGTTTGTTTTAACATTTATAGGTGTAAAAGACCCACAAATAAAAGAGATATTAAGATTAAAGTCCTTTGATATATTATTACAATCAGAAACAAAAGAGATTTCAAAAGACATAGGTGTTATTACCATAGATGAAAAGGCAATAGAAAAATATGGTCAATGGCCTTGGCCTAGACATGTATTAGCAGACATCATACTTAAAGCAAGATTAGATGGCGCTCAAGTTATAGTAGTACCCATACTTTTTAGTGAAACAGATAGAATGGGTTATGATGATGATTTAGCGGATGTATTGCCATATCATATAGTAATAGCACAGATAGGCACTAACCAGATTAATAAGAATGGTGTACCTAGAGGAGTTGCAAAAGTAAATGACCCATTACCTTTCTTGTTTGAATGGGGAGGAATGTTAGGTCCTATTGAGAAGTTTCATAACGCTGCTGGTGTAGGTGTTTCAAATACAGCACCCGAGGTAGATGGTGTTGTAAGAAGAATGCCTTTATTGATGAAAATAGGAGAAGACATATATCCTGCAATGGCAATAGAAGTTATTAGAGTTGCCATGGGTGCACCAAGTTATCAAGTTAAATCAGGTGAAGCAGGTGTACAAGCCATGAGAGTACCTGGTTTTTCTACAATTAAAACAGACGCAAATGCTAGAGTATGGTTAAGATGGAATAAAGAATATGAAACTATATCAGCAGCAGATATGAACTTTACAGAGTTTAATGGCAGAACCGTAATCATAGGTATGAGTGCAGAGGGTTTAGGTGGCATAATCGCAACACCAGTAGGTGAAAGATACGCTTATGAACTGACAGCTTCTACATTAGAGACCGTGCTACAAGAAAAACAAATAACAAGAACTGATATAATGCCTTTAATAGAACTTGCGATTGCTTTTGTTGCAGGTTTAATTTTAATAATACTTACAAGATTTACACCTTACTATGTGGTTGCAGCTGCCATGGTAATGATGAGTATAGGTAGTTTTGTATATTCTAACTTTTTCTTTCAACAACAACTTATGCTATTTGATCCTAGTTGGATATTCATAACAATAATATTTGTAGGATTACATAGTATATTTAATAGATTTGTTTTAGAGTTTAAATTAAAACAACAAATTAAAAAACAATTTGAGCATTACCTAGAACCTAAGATGGTTAAAAAATTACAACAGAATCCTAATCTACTAAAACTAGGTGGTGAAACAAAAGAGTTAACATTTTTATTCTGTGATATAAGAGGGTTTACTCCTATTTCAGAAAAGTATCAAAAAAATCCTCAAGGTCTAACAATAGTAATTAACAAGTTTCTAACACCTATGACAGATATAATAATGAAGAACAATGGTACTATTGACAAGTACATGGGAGATTGTATAATGGCATTTTGGAATGCGCCAATTGACACAGCAAATCATAAAGAGTTAGCAATCGTTTCGGCACTACAAATGATAGATAAACTAAAAGAGTTAAATAATAGTGATGGTTTTGGTAAAGGTAATAAACTAAATATAGGTATAGGTATTAATTCAGGAAAGGCCGTAGTTGGGAATATGGGATCTGAACAAAGATTTGACTATTCTGTTTTAGGTGACGCCGTTAATCTTGCAAGTAGATTAGAAGGTGTATCTAAAAATTATGACGCAACCTTAGTTGTTGGCCACGATACTTACAAAGACATATCCAAAAAATATAATTTCAAAAAGTTAGATGATGTTCAAGTGAAAGGTAAATCAAATAAAGTAGCAATCTATACAGTACAGGAGGGTTATGACACTAATCCAAAAAAGAAAACTACGAATACTAATCAAAAGGACAATACAAAATGACAAAAAACAAAAACTTTACCTACTCAATTTACACTGGCTCAAAATTAAAAAACAAAAAGAACGAAGGCGTAGAAGAACATTTTTAAAGCTTTGGAAAATAAGACAAATAGCTCAATTAAGAACCATGCTAAAAGTCGCATAACAAATAAATACTCACATGGCAAACGGAACAAACGGAAACGGTGAAACTAGAAAAACTGTGGCTCAACTATCAAAAGACGTAGTTAAGCAACAGACATCTATTGAGGTTTTAAGAAACGAAGTAAAATCCGTTGCCAATGTGAATGTAAAACTAGATAATACCATAGACAAATTAACAGACATATCATCTTCTATTAAATCAATGTTAGCTGTACATGAAGAAAAACTATCTAAAAATGAAGATATAGATAAGGCCATATTTTCTTTACTTGAAAATAGAAGAAAAGAAAGTGATAACAAATTTGAAGATATACACTCCAGGTTAAACAAATCTGTCAAAGATTTAAGAGATGAAGTTGAACTATCAGAAAAACGTCTTATGTGTGAGATAAAACAACTCAATGTCAATCTAGGTAATAGAGTAGGTATGCTTGAGAAGTATAGATGGATGATTATAGGTGGTGCTATTATCGTAGGATTGTGGGGTCCAGAGATGATGGAACGAGGTTGGTTTACTTGGTTAAACTAGCTTGACAATCTTGTATATATAGTATATACTATTGTTATGAGTGGTTACATTGATTTAGATTATATCAGTAAAATACAGCCTAGATTACAGCAGTTTAAAAAGAAAAGAGATTATCTCTATAATTTTAGATGTCCTGTATGTGGTGACTCTAAAAAGAGTAAAACCAAAGCAAGGGCATATCTTTACAAAGTAAAAACAGAAATGTTTTTCAAATGTCACAATTGTGGTTCAGGCCTCAATCTGGCAAATCTAATTAAACTTGTAGATAGACCTTTATACGATCAGTATGTTTTAGAGAGATATAAAGGTAATAAACCAATAGGTGAAACAAACCTATTAGACAAGTTTAAAAACAATACTAAAGAAAAATTAAAATCTACACCCCTAAAAGGTTTAACAAACTTTAGTCAAATTGAAGACACACATCCTGCAAAAAAGTATTTGATTAATCGTCAAATACCTAAGCAGTATTACGATAGATTATTTTATTGCGACAAGTTCCAATCTTATGTAAATAAATTAAGACCTGGTACTTTTGATGAACTAAATAAATCTTACGAGCATCCTAGATTGATTATACCTTTCTATGATGTTGATGGTGAAGTCTTTGCAATTCAAGGTAGAGCTTTTGGTAAAGAAACACCTAAATATCTTACTTTAAAATTTGATGAAAACAAACAAAAAATATATGGCCTTGAACGTGTAAATCTACAAAATAGATTATACATAGTAGAGGGTCCTATTGATAGTTTGTTTATAGATAATTGCCTTGCAGCTGCTGGTGCTGACCTACAACTACCAGTAGAAAAAAAAGATGTGGTGTTTATCTTTGATAACGAGCCACGAAATAAACAAATTGTAGATAGAATGTATAGAGTGGTAGAAAAAGATTACGAATTGGTCATATGGCCAGAAGGACAAGAAGAAAAAGATATTAACGATATGATATTACAAGGCAAGACAAAATCACAAATTCAAAACATTATTACAGAAAATACCTATTCAGGTCTATCAGCATTAACTAAATTAAATTCATACAAGCGTTGTTAAGGAGATAACATGGTCACAGGAAACGAGTCTATTAAAGTCAATAAACGAAACGGCAGAGGAACAGAAAAATTAGATATAGATAAAATCCATTCAATGGTTGAATATGCTGTAGAAGATATAAAAGGTGTATCTGCTTCACAAATAGAAATGAATAGTGGCCTACAATTCTATGAAGGTATGTCAACAGATGAAATACAACAAATACTAATTAAGTCAGCTGCAGATTTAATAAACTTAAATACACCTAATTACACTTACGTAGCAGCAAGATTATTACTATTCAGTTTAAGAAAACAAATCTTTCATAAACTATGGGATCACCCACACTTTTTTGACCATGTTAAGAAAACAGTAGATTTAAAAATGTATGATGATGAGATATTAAAAAACTATGATAGAAAAGATTTTGATAGAATGGAGAACTGGATTAATCACAATAGAGATTATGATTTTACTTACGCAGGTTTAAGACAAGTGCTAGACAAATATCTTGTACAAGACCGAAGTGTGAATATGATATATGAAACGCCACAATTTATGTACATGATGATTGCGGCTACTCTATTTTCACAATACCCAAAGAACAAAAGGATGAGTTATGTTAAAAAATACTATGACGCTATTAGTCAGTTTAAAATCAATATTCCTACTCCTGTTATGGCTGGTGTTAGGACTCCTATGCGCCAGTACGCTAGTTGTGTGCTTGTTGATGTGGACGATACTTTACCTAGTATCTTTAGCAGTGACATGGCTATTGGGCGTTATGTGGCCCAAAGAGCTGGGATCGGAATTAACGCAGGAAGGATCAGAGGTATCAACTCACGGATTAGAGGCGGTGAGGTACAGCATACGGGTGTTATTCCTTTCCTTAAGAAGTTTGAAGCAACAGTTAAATGTTGTACGCAAAACGGAGTCCGAGGAGGATCAGCTACCGTTCACTTCCCTATTTGGCACAAAGAAATAGAAGACATCATTGTCTTAAAAAATAATAAAGGTACCGAAGATAATAGAGTTAGAAAATTAGATTACTCTATTCAGTTATCTAAATTATTTTATGAAAGATTTATCAAAGACGAAGATATAACATTATTTTCACCACATGAAGTACCAGAGTTGTATGAGGCTTGGGGTACTGATAAGTTTGATGAGCTGTATGAAAAGGCAGAGAGAAAAACTAGTGTGTGGAAAACAAAAGTAGGTGCCCAGGAGTTATTCTTTGACATCTTAAAAGAAAGAGCAGAGACAGGTCGTATCTATATTATGAATATTGACCACTCAAACGACCACTCATCTTTCAAGGATAGAATATTAATGTCTAACCTTTGCCAAGAGATAACTCTACCTACTGATCCAATTCAACATATTGATGGTGAGGGTGAAATTGCATTGTGCATTTTATCTGCTATCAATGTTGGTAAGATAGATAAGAGAGACGAACTAGAACCTCTTTGTGATCTTGCAGTAAGGGCACTAGATGAAATAATAGATCATCAAAAATATCCTATTGTATCTGCCGAAGTATCTACAAAGGCAAGAAGAAGTTTAGGTATAGGTTACATTGGCCTTGCTCACTACCTTGCTAAAAAAGGTTACAAATATAATCAGAAACTTGCATGGCGACAAGTAGATAAACTTACAGAAGCATTTCAATTTTACCTATTAAGTGCAAGTATGCAAGTTGCAAAAGAAAAAGGTAAGTGCGACTATTTTGATAGAACAAAATACTCTGATGGTATCTTACCTATTGATACATATAAGAAAGATGTTGACGAATTAGTTAAGAGAGAACTTACTTATGATTGGGAATGGTTGAGAAAAGAAATTAAGAAAAATGGTTTAAGACATAGTACATTATCAGCACAAATGCCTAGTGAGTCTTCATCTATTGTTTCTAATGCAACTAATGGTATTGAACCACCTAGAGATTATTTAAGTATTAAGAAAAGTAAAAAAGGTCCTTTAAAACAGATAGTACCTGATTATCAAAGACTAAAAAATAACTATACATTATTATGGGATATGCCTAACAACGAAGGTTATATAAATGTAGTTTCTGTTATGCAAAAGTATTTTGATCAGGCAATATCAGGTAACTGGTCTTATAATCCTGAACACTTTGAGAATGGTGAAGTACCTATATCAGTTATGGCTCAAGACCTTTTAAATACTTACAAGTATGGTTGGAAGACATCATACTATCAAAATACATATGATAGTAAAAAAGACGAAGACGAACCAGCACATCCAGTTGGCTGGGTAGATGAAACTAAAGAAGATAAACCAAAAGAGGAGGACGAGAATTGTGACTCGTGTACAATATAATGAACTTTGTAGCAAATGTACCATATATAAAATGTTGGATTAGAAAAGAATATTTACATGATTTAGAAAAAGGTCATGGTGAATTTGTTGAATGTGTTTTGCTTGCAGTTAAATCAATGCAAGGTAGAGCATTAATGTTTGAAGCATACATGCCAGATTACGGTGCTTGTTTTGATAAGTTTCCTTTATCTGCTTTTGTATGGAAGAAAGATATAAAAGAAGAAGATCAATTATCACTAGGTGAAATATCTTTATGGGATGGTTTCTCTTATGACATACAAGTGTGGTCAAAAAGATTATTAAAGAATTGTGATGTACAGATAATGTTAAAAGGTGGTAAGAGAATGGGTGGTGAATACTTGTTTACAGTTGATAGTACCCATAGTGATCCTAATATTATAAATACATCTGTCTCTGAAGTACCTGCTGAACATAAACAACATAATTTTGGTAAACTTGACAACGGGCAATTCTTTGCTCAGCCTAATAATAGAATGTTGTGGTTTGAACAATCGTTAACACCTAAAGATTTAAAGACGCCTGACTTTCAAGTGTCAACTAGATACTTTTTTAGTGAACAGGAAGAGAAGTGGGCATTTGGCGACAGTAAAGATTTCTTTTATAAAGAACAAAGAAGACCAGTTGCCTCAACAAAATATGATGAGAATAATAGAGATACAAGAAATGACCCTTTTAAGGGATCATCAATAGAAGGGAAAGATTAAATTGAAAACTGTATTTAACAAAGAGAAGAATTTAGATTCTACTAAACAACCTATGTTTTTTGGTGATGATTTAGCGGTACAAAGATATGACACATTTAAGTACCCTTTGTTTGACAAGTTAACTCAACAACAATTAGGATACTTTTGGCGACCAGAAGAAGTATCTTTACAGAAAGATAGAAACGATTATAGTCAATTATCTGAAGGTCAAAAGTTTATCTTTACATCTAATCTAAAATATCAAACTATGTTAGATAGTGTACAAGGTAGAGGACCATGTCTTGCATTTCTACCCTTTGTTTCTTTACCTGAACTAGAAGGTGCTATAGTCGCCTGGGACTTCATGGAGACCATACATAGCCGCTCGTACACTTACATTATTAAAAATCTATACTCTGACCCTAGTGATGTTTTTGATACGATAATAGCAGATCAAAAAATAGAAAAAAGATCAAAGTCTGTGACAGATCAATACGATCATCTAATACAATTAGGATACAAATATAAGATGGATCCTAAATCAGTTGATATGTATGAACTAAAGAAAGCATTATGGCTTGCTCTAGTGACAGTAAACATATTAGAAGGTTTAAGATTTTATGTATCATTTGCTTGTTCATTTGCATTTGGTGAACTTAAACTTATGGAAGGTAGTGCAAAGATATTATCTCTAATTGCTAGAGATGAAAGTCAACACCTTGCCATGTCACAAAGAATAATAAACAATTACAAAAACTATGAAAAAGATAAAGTCATGGATAAAGTAATTAAAGATACCGAAGAAGAAGTTTATAAATTATATGATGACGCTGTACAAGAAGAAAAGAGATGGGCAACTTATCTATTTTCAAAAGGCAGTATGATAGGTCTATCAGAAAAACTATTACATCAATATGTAGAATATATTGCTAATAGAAGAATGAGAGCAATAGGATTAGAACCTAAATATGAACAATCAATAAACACAAATCCACTACCGTGGACTGAACACTGGTTGAACAGCAGGTCATTACAAAACGCACCACAAGAAACAGAGATTGAATCTTATGTAATTGGTGGTGTAAAACAAGATGTTAAGAAAGATCAATTTAAAACTTTTAAACTATAATGAGCAATCAAACAAAACTTAAATGTCACCATTGTGACGCAGAGTATAACATTAAATGGCCAGATGAGGAAATAGAACCTACAACTTGCCCTTTCTGTGGAGCAGAGTCTTTGATAGAAGAAGAAGACGCTGTATTTGATAATGAACAAGAAGAAGACGATTGGAATTGATTATAGTTTAACTAGTCCTGCTATATGTGTATGTAAAGGACCATTTAAACTAGATAATTGTAAAATATATTATTTAACAAATGTAAAAAAATATGAAGGCAATTTTTATAATGGTAAGATAAATGGCAGACTTCATGCTCCCTATACCACCGAGACACAAAGACACGACCAGATTTCAGATTGGGCGATGTCTATTATTAATACTGCTATTGGTAATATTTTTATAGAAGGATATTCTTACGGTAGTAAAGGCCTAGTTTTCAATCTAGCAGAAAACATGGGTACACTCAAACATAAACTATACAAACTTAACAAAAGATTTGAAAGTATTGTACCTGGTCAGGTAAAGAAGAATGCTACAGGTAAAGGTAATGCTGATAAGTTAAAGATGTATGAACAATTTTTAAAAGATACAGATGTTGATTTAATGAAAGAGTTTGATCAATCTAAACTAAACAATCCTGTGACAGATGTAGTGGATGCTTATTATGTTGCAAAGGCAGGTTATGATACAAGGTAAAGCAAGTCAAGTATTCATAAATGGTGACTCAGTATTAAAAGTATTTGATAAGGCACAGAGTAAAGGATATAGAGGTAGTGGTAAACAATCGTATCAAAGAGAAAAAGAATGCTTAAAAAGATTAGAGGGTAATAAACATTTTCCTCAAATAATAAAATGTGATGATAATAAACTAACAATAGAGATGACCTATTGTGGTCAGATATTTCCCTATGATGGTAAAGCAAGACCAGAACTATTAGAACATGTATGGCAAATATCAGAGGCATTAGACAATGCAAATATAAAGTTGTATGGTGGTACACTACAAAAAAATAATCTATTATTGCATAACGGTATAATAAAATTAGTTGATTTTGAATACGCATTACCTGAAGGAAGTGATTTAGAAATAGAAGATGATTTTATTAATCACATAAGAAGACATTGGGATTCAAGTGTGTTTGAAAATAGATTGAAGATATTACTAATCAATGGTACATTAATGACTAAAAAGAACCGAACTAAATATCCAGAAGAATTAAGAAAGGCAAATAATATGGTAAAGAATGAATGGAATAATTATCAAAAATCAAATGTTGGTAATAGTGCGAAGTGGCGAATAGATAATTTAGATTTAAGACAATATGCAGGTAAAGATAAAACACTAATAGACTTAGGTGCTAATCATGGTGAGTTTAGTGTAGAACTAGCAGATAGCTTTAAACATATAACAGCATTAGAACCATTTGTACAAGCGCCAGAGTTGCCAGAGAATGTGACATGGGTGACAAAAGGTTTTAAAGATTATGTCACAGAGTCAACTGATACCTATGACGTTGTATTTTCTTTTGCTATGACAATACAAGTTAGAGATAATGATAAGTTAGATGAAAACACAATTGCTAATGGTCACTATCATATGACAAAAGATGGTGGCATAATGATTTACGAAACACAAAAGTTAGAGGGTAGACCTTTAAATCAATCTCATGTTGATAAAATGTTAATAGCATTTAGAGAGAAATACGGACAAGAGATTAAGTCAGGTAACGCTAGACAATCAGGTAAAAGATTATATTATATATTTAAAAAATGATTTATTTGTTCTCTACAAAATGGGCGACAGACCAATTCATACAAGGGTTTGCTAGTAAACAAAAGAGTAAGTTTTTTACACCATCAGAAAAACCTGGACCTAATAAGGGTGTTGCAGCTGATAGATTTTATAGATTTCATTGGCCCGAATGGGATCAACAATTAGAAAACGTAGAAGTTGCCTTTCAAGGTATAATTAGAAACACGCATGAATTATATGAAAAGTGTTTAGAAACAAATACAAAGTTTTATTACTTTGATCAACCATATTTCTTTGCAAGTAATTATGTACCTCATAAAGACTTTGGCGATATATGGTATAGAATTATTGTTAACAATACACAAAAGAATTTTATTAGCACATCTCAAAAATATGAAGACAGATATAAAGAGATTAGAAAAAACTCATACGAAGAAACAGAATTAAAAGATTGGCGAACTAAAGGTAATCATATTGTTGTAATACCACCTAGTTATCATACAGCAAGATGGTATGGTATTGATAGACATACCTGGACAAATGAAATTGTAAAT